CGCCAAAACAAAGAGTCGCTTCCTGTTTCTGAGAATCAGAGGTCAGAGTAAATTCAATAATTCCATTTACCGTACCAGCAACCCCAAGAATCGTCGGCGGTGCTGCACCATACATTTTCTGAACATAGGGATTTCCACTAACAGGCGTTCCAACATCATTGATGAGCATGGGAAAAGCAGCGGGGGCAGAAAGAATTCCAGCACCAAGAAAATCATCTTGAAAAGTGATGGGCGAAAGCTGATCAACCGTTTCAAAAGTTTTTCCATCAAAAAAACGAAGAGTGCCGTTTACAAATTTAGACTTCGTACTCATTTTACCCTCCGACAATAGCCGATCCATTTGGACCGAAGGTTATTTGGTTACTGAATCATGAATCATTCTATCCATTGGGGCACGACGAAATGCCTTTTTTAGAGGCATATGATCAATTTCTTCCTGTTTTGAGGCAGACATGATCTCTTTGGCCACACCACGATCAATGAGGGGCTGTGCTGCGGAAGACCACATTTTCAGGATCATGCCCTTTGGATTTCCACACCATTCATTGACCAATTCTACAGACTTTACTTCATTCAAACCAGCATACATAAAGATCCTTGCTGAAGTGATGGGTTTTTACACCCACCACTTCTTAGGTCTAGTCAACGAGGGACGTAGGAGGCGTACCCTGCTCGTAACGTGCGCCATAGAGTTCAGCCATGATGCTGTAGAAATCGGCATTCGCAGAAGGGGAAGCTACGGCAATAGCGATACAATCAAAAGCGTTCGCCACATCCAACTGAGCAGCGGAAACTTCGATAATCCACATCGAACTTGCCGTGTCCAAGTTGAACGTATTGGATGCCACAGTCTGAAGAACAAAAGTATCAGTAGTCGGTGCAGCCTTATTGCTCCAAACCTGGATCATGTTGTTATCAATGGCCAGTGCCTTAGTTCCGGTAGAAGCAACAGCAGTAGCCTGTGCCAAAGTTACAGCCGCAGTCCCACCAGCCCAAGCTCCGGTCTGAATAAGAAACCGACATTTCGTATAATTCTTCAGCGAGAAATAGGTAGCGGTGGCAGCGGTCCCACTATAATTCGCGGGACCAGTGACGAAGACGAGCTTGGTCTGTTTTACAAGAAATCCGTTTTCCATGGTTAGTTCCTTTCAAATTTCAGAAGAAGAAAAAGAAAGGCCCGGTTGGCCGAGCCTCCTTAATTACAAACACTAGCTGCGCGTTGCGAGAGTCACAAACGGACTACGTGTCACCGAGGAATTTGGGGGAGTGTAATAAGTTGCCCACCAAGGCTGGCCGTCAAGTCTCATGCTCCAGCGAAACGCCACTTGGGCAAAATCGAATTTAAGGTGAATTGAGGAATCCATGCGTACCCCAGATTCAGCCCCACCCTTCGTACCAAGTAGATACTGAGACCAGTCACCAAGAACAATATCACCTTCCGTACCACAAGTGCTGCACTGGTCGGACCAGATGATCTGACGGCCAAAAAGGGTATCGTAAGGCTTCCCAGAAGCTCCGCCGGCAGGCATGAATACTGCGATGCCACCAGTACCAACGGCCAGACTCATCGTTGCAAGCTGAGGCAAACAGTCGGGATTGGCCATCCAAACGCAATTGGCCATATCAGAGATTCGAGCAAACATCTTCAAAACATTTTCATAAACAATAGTTCCAGCAGCCTGACCAGTTTCAGCAGCCTGTGCAACCTTGCAAGGCGCATTCAGAATTCCCATGGGCTGACCAACGCCAGTCCCACGAAGAAGGACTTTACTCAACTGAAAATTGAGACCACTGGCAAAGCCCTGACGCAAAATACCTTCCATAGACTGCGGAGAATCCTGAAGAACTTCTTCCGACGCATACGCCAGACCAATGAGTTTCTTCAGCTTCATCTGAATACGGCCAAGCTTCGGACGAGTCTCGGAATACTGACCAAGTTCATCAGTCCACAACCACTGAATACCACCCCAAACCAACCCGCCACTCTCATCGAATCCGTTGACAAACGGAATTTCAACGATATTCGACCCCATCGGAACAGGAGTACAAAGACCCATGGCGATATTCTTGTGCTGAATAGCAAGCAGAAGATCATTCTTATACTCAGGCGGAATCAAAACACCACCATACTCATTATCACCTTCCTGAAGACCAGAACCCGCCGCTTTCTGACGAGCTTCAACGTGAGAAGTCCACTTTTTCAATTCCGCAGGCATCTCAGCGCGGGGATTTTTCTCAGCCTTCCAAACTTGCTGACAAAGCTGAGTCAGACACTTAAATCCGCCCTTGAGATCATCGTCAAAATTCTCGTGCATCTCGATACGAGGCGCAGTAACCGTCTCGGTCAATTCCTTTACACGAGCATCAACCTGAAGCTGAAGAGACTCAATGCTTTTGCCAATTTCTTCACGAAGAGGCGTAACAACACCAACTACAGCATCCGTAACTTCTTTCTGAAACTCTTCCTTAGTCATTTCAATACCTTTCAGTGATTTTTTAAAGTTCAACCTTTCGGTTCTTTCACCTATTCCGATTTGGCAAACGTCTCCAGCTAGAAATTCCTAATAGCTCGAAGCTATCTCCAGAACTCTATACCTAACATTTTCCCAAGTTGTAAAACCTAATGGATAATTTTTGAGGCTTGTTCGAAGGTAAAATCTTTTTCTATCATGAGCGTTG